GATACAAACAGCGCCTCGCTAAATAGCGGGGCTTTTTTACGAATAACCCCGACAAGGTTAGATAGCTCTTCTCTGACAGGAGGTGATCACTATCTTGACATGCCGGAACAGACGGAAGTGACCAAAGTAACGTAGTGATGCGTGATGATGGTTGCGAACCAAATTCAATAACGGAGCATCATCATGTTCACAATCAAAGTAACCACCGCATCAGGTAACGAAGTCATTGAATCCGGTTATGGTATTCAGTGGTCACCGTGGGCGCATAAGCTGAATTACACCGATCACAATAACTGCGGTGATGACCTCACATTGCAGCCTGGTGACAAAGCAGAAATCATCAATAGCGCCGGTAAAACGGTAGCCCATTACGTAAACGACTCCAAATAACCAGCACTTTGCGCAGCGTTGTCGCGGTATAGCGTGTTAGCAATGACTCATCCTCCTTTTGTGACGAGCGTATGCTGATAGTCGAAAACAACGAATCCGGCATTTATTCATGTTGCGTAGTGGCAACGTCAGCCACCGGAGAAGAAACGGCGTGACTATGGAGAGACATAACACTTATCTCAAAAACTACAGGTGCAAAAATGACAGAAATCACAGCACAGCATCAGATGCGTCTTGACTTACTGCGACTGGTGAGTAATGACACCGCCGCAGCTCAGGCCGCTATCGGGTTCGTTAAAGACGATGCGCTCAAGTTTGAGCTTTTCAAAGACGCATATAAACAGTGCCAGACTGAAAGTGAGTTTGTTTCACGGGCACAGAAAGCAGTAAGGGAAGCTCAGGAAGCATTAGACCTGTTCGCAGAATAGTCAATTACACAGCTCATTTCCGAGTGGGCTGGATAATTGATTAAGGGGGATATATGGCAGATGAATTGAATGAGCAACAAACGAGATTCTGCCATGAGTACATTGTCGATTTAAACGGTACTCAGGCAGCAATCAGGGCTGGGTATAGTGAAAAATCAGCCGCACAGATAGCAAGTGAAAACCTTAGAAAACCTCATATTAGAGCGCACATAAAGAGATTGGCCGCTGAACGTAATGAAGCTGTTGGCCTAAGCTCGCAGTTTGTTATCGAGGGGATAATTAAAAACATCCGTCGGTGCGAACAGGGGGAGAAGGTTACATATCCAAACGGGGAACCAGTTTTGCATGAAACTGATGACGGGGAGTTAAACGCCGTTTTCCGCTACGACTCATCTGCGGTTTTGAAAGGATATGAGTTGCTTGGTAAGCACCTTAAATTATTTACTGACAAGGTTGAGCACTCCGGATCAATTGAGACTATGTCAGACGAAGAAATAAATGCAAGGTTGGCAAAGTTGGTGAGGCTAATAGATGGACCAGTTAAATCGTGACCAGAAAATTGAGCTTCTCCGGCTCCTTGAAGAAAAAGCCCGTCGCGCCACCGTCTACCGCTATAAAACCTATTACGACACCCGTTATCCCTGGCAGAAGAAATTCATTACCCTCAGTAACGAGTATTCACAGATAGCACTCATTGCAGCGAACCGCGTCGGCAAAACAGACACAGCGACATACATCGATGCTATTCATGCTATGGGGGATTACCCTGAAGATTGGGACGGATACAAGTTTGACCACGCTCCGCTTATCTGGTGCCTTGGCTACTCCGGAGAAAAGTGTCGCGACCTGCTACAGGCTCCAATCCTTGGACGTAAAACAGATAACGGCTGGGAAGGTGGGTTGATACCCGGAGACAGAATAATCAGCACCGAAGCTGCTCAGGGTGCAGCAAATGCTGTTCGTTCCGCATACATCCGCCATAAAAGCGGGGATATAGCAAAAATACAGTTCTGGTCGTACTCGCAGGGGCAGCACGCTCTGATGGGTGACAGTGTTGATTGGTTCCACATCGACGAAGAACCGAAAGACCCGACGATTTACCCGCAGGTTATTACCCGTACCGCTACCGGTGACAGGGGGAGGGGTGGGCGCGGCATTCTGACATTTACGCCAGAGAACGGACGGACTGATCTGGTTATCGGATTCATGGATAACCCGTCACCAGCTCAGGCTTGCATGAATGTCGGCTGGGATGATGCTCCGCACCTTAGCGAAAAAGTCAAAGAGGATTTGCTTGCCTCGTTTCCACCTCATCAGCGTGATATGCGAACAAAAGGCATCCCTATGCTTGGTCATGGGCGTATCTATGACTTGGGTGAGGACTACATTAAGTGCGACCCGTTCCCGATACCTGATCATTGGTTTGTTATAGATGGTATGGATTTTGGCTGGGATCACCCACAGGCGCATGTTCAGCTGGCCTGGGACACTGAGAACGAAACATTCTATTTAACCAGGGCATACAAGGCCAGGCAGGTTTCTCCGGCGGAGGCATACAGCGCAGTTAAGCAGTGGGCTGACAACGTTCCTACGGCATGGCCTAACGATGGCCTGCAGACAGAAAAAGGTTCGGGGCTACAGCAAAAATCATATTATGAAGAGGCCGGATTTAACATGCTGTTCGACCCTGCACAGTGGGAAGATGGCAGCAGGGCTGTTGAGCCTGGTCTGTTCGAAATATACGACCTTATGCGGCGCGGAAAATTTAAGGTTTTCTCGGGTCTGCGTGACTTCTTCGAGGAATACAACTTTTATCACCGTGACGAGAAAGGCAAGATCGTGAAGGTTCGCGATGACATTCTTGATGCCGTCCGCTATGCCTACATGATGCGCCGTTACGCAACCAGATACGCAGATATACGCAATCCTCCAGAGGACGAAGATATCTACGTCCCTTCATCTTCCAGTTGGTGACTATGGCTGAAACATTACAACAAAAGCATGAGCGTATAATGCTCAGGTTTGACCGTGCGCACTCACCGCAAGAGGATGTGAGGGCGAAGTGTATTGAGGCAACGCGCTTCGCTCGCGTCCCTGGTGGTCAGTGGGAGGGGGCAACTGCTGCCGGTACAAAACTTAACGACCATTTCAAAAAATATCCTAAGTTTGAAATAAACAAAATATCCAACGAACTTAACCGGATCATCAGCGAGTACCGCAACAACCGGATAACGGTAAAATTCCGGCCAGGTGACAAAGAAGCAAGCGAAGATTTGGCTAATAAGCTCAACGGATTGTTTCGCGCAGACTATGAAGAAACAGACGGCGGAGAGGCGTGTGATAATGCGTTTGACGATGCCGCCACCGGTGGTTTTGGCTGTTTCAGACTGACTACGAACCTTGTCAATGAGCTTGACCCAACCGATGACCGTCAGCGTATCTTTATCGAACCAATATATGATCCGTCTCGCTCAGTCTGGTTTGACCCTGATGCAAAGAAATATGACAAGTCAGATGCTGCGTGGGCTTTTTGTATGTACTCGCTGTCTGCCGACAAATACAAAGCGGAATACAACAAAGACCCGGCAACGTTAGATATTGGCATCGGCAGGTCATGGGATTATGACTGGTACGACAATGATGTTGTTTACATCGCCAAGTATTACGAAGTGCGCAAAGAATCTGTTGATGTGGTCGCATTCAGAAACCCATTTACCGGCGAGTCAGTGACCTACGACAGTGAGCAGTTGGAACAGGTGCAGGATGAGCTTGAGGAAATCGGGTTCATTGAGGAAGCGCGCAGAACAATTAAGCGCCGCCGTGTTTATGTCTCTGTTGTAGATGGCGACGGGTTCCTTGAGAAAGCACAGCGCATACCAGGCGAGCACATTCCGTTAATACCGGTATACGGCAAGCGGTGGTTTATTGATGATGTTGAGCGGGTTGAGGGGCATATTGCCAAAGCAATGGATCCTCAGCGCCTGTATAACCTGCAGGTTTCCATGCTGGCAGATTCTGCCACGCAAGACCCCGGGGCTGTTCCCATTGTTGGCAAGTCGCAGATTAAGGGGCTTGAAAAGCATTGGGAAGACAGGAATACAAAAAGACCTGCATTCCTCCCGCTCAATGAGACTGTCGATAAGCAAGGTAATGTAATAGCTCCGGCGTCGGCCATTGGCTATACGCAGCCTCAACCACTTAATCAGGCAATGGCCGCACTTCTGCAGCAGACAGGACTTGATATTCAGGAGGTTACCGGTTCAAGCCAGGCCATGCAGCAGATGCCAAGCAACATAGCCAAAGAAACAGTAAACAGCCTCATGCACCGGTCTGATATGGCCTCGTTTATCTATCTCGATAACATGGCGAAAAGCCTGAAGCGAGCAGGCGAAGTGTGGCTGTCTATGGCTCGGGAAGTATACGGGTCGGATCGGCAGGTTCGCATTGTCAATGAGGATGGCACTGATGATATTGCATTAATGTCGGTATCAGTAAAAGACAGAGATACTGGCCGCGTGGTAGCGATGAATGACCTGTCAGCAGGACGTTATGATGTCACAGTTGATGTAGGGCCATCATACACAGCAAGGCGTGACGCTACCGTTTCAGTACTCACCAGCCTGCTTTCAGGAATGCTTCCGCAAGACCCTATGCGCAGTGTTGTTCAGGGGATTATTCTCGACAACATGGACGGCGAGGGACTAGATGAGTTCAAGGAGTATAACCGCAAGCAACTACTTACCCAGGGAGTTGTTAAACCGCGCAATGCCGAAGAGGAGCAGATTGTCGCTCAGGCAATGCAGCAGGCGCAGCAACCTAATGCTGAGTTGTTGGCGGCACAAGGTGTGTTCTTGCAGGGGCAGGCGGAAGTACAGAAGACGAAGAACGAAGAGTTGTCTATTCAGGTTAAAGCGTTCCAGGCGCAAACCGAAGCCAGAGTGGCAGAGGCTAAAGTCGTTCAGCTTCTCGCATCAGCTGACAGTACGAAGCGCGCTGAAATCAGAGAGGCGCTTAAAATGTTGCATACCTTCCAGAAAGAACAAGGCGACTCATCCCGGGCAGACGCCGAGTTAATTCTAAAAGCAACTGACACGCAGCATAAGCAAAGCATGGACGTTGCAAAAACAATCCAGTCACAAAGTAATCAACAGTCTCCTGCGGACTTCCCGCAGAGTTAAGGGGTAAGAAATGGAAAATGAACTGATCATTGATGGTCAGGCTGTGCCTATGTCTGAAAATCACGACCCGCAGCCGCAGAATGAAACTGAGCAGCAGGATAACGGCAGTGAGGTTGACACATCCACTTCCGTACCGGATGCCGCAGCTGATAATGCGGAGGCAGATCAGGATCAACAATCAGGGCAGGAACAGGATTACTCCCTGCAGATTGGCGACGAAGAAATCTCATTAAGCGATGACGATGAAAACATTGAGGGGAAACCAGCTCCGCAATGGGTTAAAGACCTCCGCAAGGGATTTAAAGACACACAGAAAGAAAACCGGGAACTGAAGCGCCAGCTTGAGGAAATCACAGCCAGGCAGACGCAACAGCCAGCGGTAACCGATGAAGTTGTTCCGCCAAAGCCGACCCTGGAGTCGTGCGACTGGAACGATGAAGTTTTTGAAACAGCGCTGACAGAGTGGCATGAGAAAAAAGTCCGTGCCGAACGTCAGCAACAGGAACGTGTGCGGGCGCAACAGGAGATTCAGTCGAGATTCACTGAGCGTCTGCAAAAGCATAATGAGCGCGCAAAAAAATTGCCTGTGAAAGATTACGCAGAGATGGAAGAAGTCGTGCGCGTTGAAGTGCCGCCGCTGCAGCAGGAAATACTTATCCATGCAGCAGACGAAGGCACTGAATTGATTGCTTACGCTCTTGGCAAAAATAAAGAATTGCGCCAGCGGCTTACAGCTGAGAAAGACCCTATCCGGGCAGCATTCCTGCTGGGACAGATTAGCCAGAAAGTGAAACTGGCTCCTAAGCCCAAAAAATCACCTAAACCAGAGCCGGAAGTTAAAGGTGGTGCCGGTAATGCAGCCTCAGATGAATTTAACAAACTGTGCCCCGGCGCAATTATCGAATAAACAAGGTGTAAGAGATGCCGAATAACTTAAATTCAAACGTAAGTCAGGTAGTCCTGAAAAAATTCCTAGCTGGCTTTATGTCAGACCTGGTTCTGTGCAAAACCATCGACCGGCAGTTACTGTCCGGCGAGATTAACTCCAGCACTGGCGACAGTGTTAGCTTCAAGCGACCTCACCAGTTCCGTTCTGAACGTACTCCTGACGGTGACATTACCGGAAAGACAAAAAACGGTCTTATTTCAGGTAAAGCAACCGGCCGCGTTGGTGATTATATTACCGTCGGCGTTGAGTGGAAGCAGATTGAAGAAGCCCTTGAGCTGAACCAGTTAGAACAGATCCTGGCACCAATTCATGCTCGTATGGTTACTGACCTGGAAACTGAGTTGGCTCATTTTATGATGAACAACGGCGCACTGTCCCTCGGGACGCCAAACTCACCAATTGCCAAGTGGTCAGATGTGGCACAAACAGCAACATTCCTGAAGGACATCGGCATTAAGGCCGGTGATAACTATGCAGTTATGGATCCGTGGTCTGCGCAGCGGCTGGCAGATGCTCAGACAGGGCTGCATGCGTCAGACCAGCTTGTGCGCACGGCATGGGAAAACGCTCAGATTCCTGGCAACTTCGGCGGCATTAAGGCGCTCATGTCAAACGGGCTGGCATCCAGAGCACAAGGTGATTTCGGCGGAACGCTGACAGTTAAAACAGCTCCGGTTGTTGACTACACCGCAATCAAAGATTCCTACCAGTTCACCGTCACCCTGACCGGTGCGACGGCGAGTAAAACAGGGTTCCTGAAGGCCGGTGACCAGATTAAGTTTACTGCAACTCACTGGCTGAACCAGCAGAGCAAGCAAACTCTTTATAATGGTTCTGCGGCGATCAGCTTCACCGCCACCGTTCTGGAAGATGCAAACTCTGATGCAAGTGGGGATGTCACTGTTAAGCTCTCTGGTGTTCCTGTTTATGACGCAACCAACCCGCAGTACAACGCCGTTGACCGTAAAGTAGCAGCAGGTGATGAGGTTGTTGTTATCGGCACCGCGAAGCAGCAAATGAAACCAAACCTGTTCTTCAATAAAATGTTCTGCGGCCTGGGAACCATTCCGCTGCCAAAACTGCACAGCATTGACTCAGCTGTCGCTACATATGAAGGCTTCTCCATCCGCGTACATAAATACGCAGACGGTGACGCTAACAAGCAGATGATGCGTTTTGACCTCCTGCCTGCATACGTATGCTTTAACCCGCACTTCGGCGGGCAGTTCTTCGGTAACGTCTAATCATCATCGTTGTCATCCAGGGGAGCTTCGGCTCCCTTTTTTTATTGAGGTGAATAATGGAACGTAAAAGCGTTTTTTTATGGGCTGATAATGATGCTGGTTATGTTCAGGCTGTCATTGTTTCAGACGACTTCCCGATTTTTAAAAAAATGGGATTTGTTGACTCTGCTGATGAGGTGAAAAAGCCGAAACCTCCAACCAAGAAGGCGGATAAACATGGCGATACCACTGACTAAGGGAGAAATTCTCCTGTTTGCGCTTCGCAAAGCCGGAGTTGCTTCAGATGCATCACTGACTGATGTTGAGCCTCAATCTGTGAGTGATGGTATTAGCGATCTGGAAGATATGATGTCCGAGATGCAAATTAGATTTGGCGACCTCGGGTATATCTTCTCTGATGCTGACGAACAACCATCTCCTGATGATGATTCAGGGGTGCCGCGCAAATATAAACATGTCATCGGCTATCAATTATTACTTCGCATTCTCTCTGATTATGGGCTTGAGCCGACACCAAGACAGGAGGCGATTGCGGCCTCATCTTATGACGCCTTGTTACTCGACACACTTAGCGTTCCGTCTGTTAACAGGCGGGGTGATATGCCGGTCGGGCAGGGGAATAAGTACACCACGCTGGGTAATGCCAGGTATTACGTAGAGGATGAAGGGGATGTCAAAGATTCAGGTTCCGATATCAAGAGGGCTGTCGAAAGATTTCAGGACTGCTGATTATGTCGACTCCCTGCCGGTGAATATGTTAGCAACACCGAAAGAAGTCCTGAATGCTGCCGGTTATATGCGGTCATTTCCCGGAGTCGAAAAGCTTCGTGATGCTGACGGCGTGTCGCGAGGTGTCCAGTACAACACCGCGAAGAATGCTGTATATCGTGTCCTCGGCGGCAAGCTGTATCGCGGTGACAGTGTTATAGGTATTGTTCGCGGCAAATCCCGCGTATCGATGGCATACAGTGCAACCAGTCAGGCTGTTTTGTCCGGCGGCAAAATAACTCTGTATCGCTATGACGGCGGAGAGAAGACTATCACCAACTGGCCTGTTGATACCGGATATATCCAGTATGAGCTCGGTGAGGCGAGTGACGTTGCCAGGGTTAAAGGCCGGTATGTGTGGTCGAAAGCAGGCACCGACAGCTTTTTCATTTCAGACCTTGAAGATGAATCACACCCTGACAAATACAGCGGACAGTATCGCGCTGAATCGCAGCCGGACGGCATTATCGGTCTCGGCGTGTGGCGTGACTTCATTGTGTGCTTCGGCGCTTCCACGATTGAGTATTTCACGCTTACCGGTTCGACCACTGTCGGCGCTGCTCTCTACATGGCTAACCCGTCATACATGGTCAGCAAGGGCATTGCCGGAACATTCTGCAAATGCAACTACATGGATGCGTTCGCTATCATCAGCCATCCGGCCAGCGGTGCACCGTCTGTTTATCTGGTTGACTCCGGTCAGGTTAAATCTATCGCCACGGCAACCATCGAGAAGATACTGCGCGGTTACACCGCAGATGAATTATCCGGCGGCATCATGGAGTCGGTACGGTTTGACTCTCACGAGCTGCTAATCATTCACCTTCCACGACATGTACTGGTATTCGACGCGGCAGCAAGCCAGAACGGCCAGCAATGGGCTGTGCTGAAAACCGGCCTGTTTGATGAGCCGCACCGGGCAGTTGATTTTATGTATGAAGGCAATCAGATAACCGTCGGTGACAAAAAGCAGCCGGTTGTTGGTCGTCTGGTGTTCAATGCCTCATCGCAGTATGACGCGCAGGCAGAGCACCTGCTGTACACCCCACTGATTAAGGCCGATAACGCCAGACTGTTTGACCTTGAGCTTGAGGCATCGACCGGCGTTGCTCAGATTGCTGACCGGTTATTCCTGTCGGCCACCACTGACGGTATTAATTATGGCCGCGAGCAGATGATTTCTCAGAATGCACCGTTCCGTTATGACCAGCGCATTATCTGGAAGCGGATTGGCCGCATCCGCAAAAATGTCGGTTTCAAAATCAGGGTAATAACCAAAGCGCCGGTAACACTGTCTGACCTGACAGTAAGGGCGGAATAATGGCTGATGAAAGTTTAAAAGACCCCATCGCAGTGACTGCTGTCGGAATTAATGCTGCGTCGCTCCCTGTCGTGTTTTCTCCTGCTTACCGGATGTATGTGCTGTCCCAGTCACTGGACTTCACCAGAGTGACAGGAAAAGCAAATGAGGCAGGTCAGGGGGCATATGATGCGCAGGTTAAAAATGATGAGCAGGATGTAGTGCTCGCAGACCATGAAGGTAGGATTACCGCTAACACCAATGCAATTCAGCTTCTTGATGTACGACTGACAACAGCAGAAGGGAAGATCGACATACTGCGCGATGATGTCGATAACCTTCTGGATAAGGTTATCGACATTGAAGCTGAATTGGATGACCACGAAACGCGCATAACCGCCAATGAAGCGGCGCTGGTAAGCCATGAAGGTAGGATTGTAGCTCTTGAGTATGCCACGACACGCAAGAAATCAGAGGTTGTTTATACCGGCATATCACAGGTAATACCAACGACGCCGACTAACCTAGTTACCATGCTTAAGTCACTTACTCCGACATCAGGTACTCTGGCTCCGTTTTTTGACACCATTAACAATAAGATGGTCGTTTTTAACGAGAGCAAAACGCTCAATTTCAAATTGGCACTTATCGGTAGTTATCCTGGAGGTACTACAAACCGGTCTATGCAGCTAACTTTCTCCGGCGCTGTACCTGACACGTTGGTCGCTAGCAGAAACGTAGCTACCACTACGGATAATATTCTCCTGGCGACATTCTTCAGCGTAGATAAAGGCGGCTTCCTTGCCACAAACGGCAGCACGCTAACTATTCAGGCAAATGGCGCTGCGTTCACCGCCACGACCATAAAAATTATTGCGGAGCAATGATGATCACATTCAAGCCAACGAGGAATATCGACCTGATTGAGGCCGTTGGTAATCACCCTGACATTATTGCCGGGAGCAACAACGGGGACGGGTTCGATTATAAACCTGAGCGCAGATACTTTGAGGTTGATGTTCACGGGCAATTCGGCGGCATCGTGTATTACGAAGAAGTGCAGCCGATGACGTTCGAGTGTCACGCTATGTACCTACCCGAGGCCAGGGGGTTCAGCAAAGATATTGGCCTGTCATTCTGGCAGTTCATCCTCTCATCAACTTACGTCCAGTGCGTGACATCATTTGCAGCGCGTAAATTCCGCCACGGCCAGATGTACTGCGCAAGTATCGGACTTGGCCGTGTGGGCACCATAAGAAAGTATTTTAAAGGCGTTGATGACGTCACTTTCTACTCAGCAACCCGTGAAGAATTAACCGAATTCCTCAGTAATCAGCGGAGATAATTATGTCCGGATACATTTTTAAACTGGCACGAAAGATTGCCGGTGAAGAACCTCTATTCCCTGAAAAAGGCGGAAAAGGAGGCGGTGGGGGCGGTGGTGGTGAAGCGCAGGCGGATGCTATCAATAAGCAAACCGAGCTTCAGCGTGAACAATGGAACATGATTATGAACAATCTGAAGCCATTCACACCACTTGCTGAGCAGTATGTTAACACCATGCAGGGGCTATCTACCCTTGAAGGCCAGAACAAAGCGTTACAGGGGTTCTATGGCTCAGATATGTACAAGCAGCAGGCAGACCAGGCTCGTTATCAGGCACTGAATGCAGCTGAAGCGACAGGTGGTCTCGGTTCAACAGCGACCGGCAACCAACTTGCGGCTATCGCTCCGTCGCTCGGTCAGGCGTGGCTTGGCGATCAGATGAACAGCGCGCAGAATCTGGCAAACATCGGTCTCGGGGCGTTACAGGGGCAGGCAAACGCCGGGCAGAACTACGCTAACAATATGGGCTCTCTGTATCAGCAGCAAGCTGCTTTAGCAGCAGCTAATGCTAACCGCCCTTCAGGCTTCCAGCAAGCGATAGGCGGTGGGGCATCAGGGGCTATGCTTGGCGGTGGTATTGCAAGTGCTCTCGGTATGCCAACTCCGTGGGGTGCCGGTATTGGCGCTGGCCTTGGGTTACTCGGCAGTCTGTTTTAAGGGGGAGTTATGGCAACGTGGAATCAGGGCGGTATTGCCGGAAGTCTTCTCGGAGGAATTGGCGGGGTGAATAGCAACGCGCCCCGCGCAACCGACGCAAACACAGCACTGTCGTTAATCCGTGAGAATAATGACATTCAGCGGTCAGGTGCCAATAACCCTGTATTACAGGGATTGCAGGGATTGTATGGTGTAGCGCAAATGTACCAGGCAGACCAGCAGGCGCAGAGACAGAGCGACTTTCTTCAGAAGTACGGTGCAGCCAGAGCAGACGGCGACGTTTCATCCATGCGTCAACTGTTCGCAGAATTCCCGGAAATGAATGAGCAGATCGGGAAAGGAATGGAAGGAATTTCCGCAGACACCCGAGAATCACTCGGTAATGTGGCCGCAAACTTTCGCATGGCCGTTAATGCCGGAACAGGTGATCAGTTCGTTGCCAAAAACGCGGCTGAACTGATGCGTCTCGGCATTGACCCTAAAGAAGCGCAACGCCTGGCTAAGGCTGATCCGAAAGGCGCTGTTGAGTTGGCTGACACCATCGGCATGAGCGCGCTTACTCCTGAAAAATACTTTGATGTTATTGGCGATAAAGAGAATCGCAAAGTAACCATGCGAGGGCAGGACATTACCGCAGAAGGTAACCGGCTTTCTGCCGAAACCACCCGCCGTGGTCAGGATATCAGCGCGGCAACAGCGAGACGCGGTCAGGATATATCAGCATCAACCACCCGCCGTGGTCAGGATATGGCGATGCGGCGATCAATGTCTTCCGGTGGCGGAGAAGGTGAGAGAACTGTTCAGCTTTCTGATGGCCGCACTGTTGGTATTGTTGGCAAGGTTCACGGAGCCGGAGCCAACGCATATTACGAAGGGATAGACAATAACGGCAACACCGTGCGAGTGCCAGCGAACTCGATAGCAGCTCCTGCAAGCTCATCAGCGAGTGCAACCAACTATGCCATGAAGAAAGACATCGATGCCATTCTCAATGCTGATCCTGAACAACTGGACTTCATGACGGGCGTTTCCGGCGGTGTTGGTGCTCCGGCGGTGGGTGCTGATTACCGCAGCCGGTGGAATGGTAAAGAACAGCGTCAGTTTTATACTGCTGCCCAGCGCGTACAGGGGAGAATGCAGAACCAGGGTATTGCGGCCGCTCGCGATATGGGGGCGAGTGGTATTAACACCGTGGCAGAGGCAAAAATGTATTTCCAGGGTATGCCGCAGATGGACTACTCAAGCCCGGATGCCATGAAGCAGTCTCTGATGGAAATTCAGGAATACACCAACAACTATAACCAGCAATACAACGCGGATGTCGGTGGTAGTAAGCCGTCATCAAAACAGCAACCGGCTCAGCAGCAATCCGGATATTCATCATTATGGGGTGATTAATGGCTAAGGCATGGAAAGACGTTATTGCCTCTCAGCAATATCAAGCTCTTTCACCTCAGCAAAGAGCTGAAGCGCAGGAGCAATACTTTAATGACGTTGTTGCCCCGCGGGCGGGTGAGTCGGTGAATGAGGCAAAGCAGCAGTTTTACACTGCATATCCGGTTGAGACAGTGCAGCAAGAGCAGCAGCCTGCTCCGGTGCAGCAGCCGGAAGCGCAGCAGCCGGAAGGATTTTGGGCTAATGTGAAAGACATGGTTACCGGCGAGAGTCGTATGACGCCGGAAATGGAGAAACTCCAGTCTGTATCTGACGCGCCTGAACTGAGCGAGTTTAACAAAGATGCCGCCAAAGTTGCCTGGGCTCAGATGATGGGGAATCAGCAAGATCAGGAGATCATGCTGAGAAACCTCGGGGCGGAAATCTCATATGATGCAAAGGGTAATGCCATTGTCACCATGCCAGAAATGGTTAAGCAGATGGGATGGTTGCCAAAGCATCATGCCGATAAGCTGGCCGCTGAGTATGGAGGCGTGGCTGAAGTTGATGGTGACGGGAACACTGTTATCAAACTGCCTCCGCGTCAGTATGCGCTAAACAAACCTGGCCTATCTCCAGAGGATGTGGCATCAGGTGCGGCTCTGGCAGCATCATATACACCGGCTGGACGTGCAGGAGGGTTGGTCAGTGCCGGTCTTCGCGCAGCCGGTACAGATGCGTTAATTCAGGGCACCACAAGTTACATGGGCGGAACCGACATTGACCCGTTTCAGGTTGGCTTATCTGGTGTTCTCGGCACAGGCGGCAAGGCATTTGAAAATATTGTCGGCGCTGCGGCTCGGGCAATAAAAGGGAAAATGTCACCAGAGGCGGCAGAGGCAGTTAAGTTTGCCGATGCTAATAACGCCCCATTGATGACCACTGATGCTGTTGAGCCTGGCACGTTTTTCGGTAGATCCGCACAGGCACTGGCTGAGAAAATACCAGTTACCGGCACCGGGTCACTACGCAGAAATCAGCAGGAAGCAAGGAGCAAGCTGATTCAGGAATACTCAGAAAGCTTTGCCGCTCCATCACCTGATGAAGTGGTTCAGAGCCTTCAGAGGCAGACCAGCAAGGTTAAACAGGCGGCAGGTAAGCGCATGTCTGAAGTAGACTCCGCCATGCAGTCGGTAGGCACCATAAACCCGATACAAGCTATCACAGCCATCGATAATGAAATGAGTCGACTGGCGCGGCTTGGTGGCGCAGCTGACACTCAAACCATCAATAAATTACAGACTTATCGTGATGAGTTGGTGAAAGGCGCTGATTTTAGCCTGCTGAGAGACCTGAGAACGCAGTTCAGACAGGATGTGAAAGGTGACCGCATGGTGTGGCCTTCTCAGTCTCAAGGGGCGGTTAACCGTGTATATGACGCTATGTCAAAAGATATCAATCAGTCTGTGTCTGATAACCTCGGTGCCAGAGTGGCAGATCGTTATCGCCAGGCGAATGCGGCATACGCTCATGAGGCTCAGGTGGTGAATAATACGCGCCTGAAATCCGTTCTGCAGAAAGGCGAACTCACGCCGGAAGTTGCTAACAACCTCCTTTTCAGTAATAAGAAAAGTGAGGTTCAGCAACTATACAGATCACTCGACAGCCGAGGAAGGAATGCGGCCAGAGCATCTGTTATCGGCAAAGCCTATGAGAAATCAGGCGGTAGTCCTGAGAAGTTCCTGAATGAAATAAATCGGCTTTCAGCGCAGACAGGTATCCTGTTTAAAGGTAGCGAGAAGCAATATCTGAATGGGCTGAAAAAATACCTTGAGCAGACACAAAGGGCATCCAGAGCTGGTACGGTTACCCCTACCGGGCAGGAGCTTTTGCAGGTTGGTATACCAGCTGGCGTGGCATTTGATGTTGTGAATGGTGGTACGGCAACTGTAGCGGCTCTGTCATATGGAGCTTTAGCCAGGGTTTACGAAAGCAAGCCAATCAGAAACATGATATTGAGATTAGCTAACACCCCGAAAGGCAGTACCGCGTACGATAGATTGATATCAAAAATATCTCAATCTGTCACTGCTATAGCCCAAAGTGAAAAAGATAAGTAGCAAAATGCCATGGATGGCTAATAGTGCCTTGATATGAAATAAACAATAGCAAAAACCACAGTGAATATTATGGCTGAGTTTACAAAATAATCAGCTTTATCACTTTTTTCCTGCGAGATTCGTGACTTTCTCTCATCCATGAGTCTCATTAGCGCTGATAATTCATTTTTTGCGTCACATAATTCTGATTTTGTGGTTTCCCTTTGTTCGCATACTTTGTGGTATTCCTCATAATTGTCACCCTGTGATAGCTGATAAGCCCCTTCTTTCTCTGAGGCTAGACGGAGCGACAACCTTTCGACATCGCCTCTAGCCTTGATTATTTTTTCATCTAAAGCAGGTGGTTTTCCTCTTGGCATACAATCACCTATAAATTGTTTATTTTTTGTCATTATATAGCGTAATCACCCCGTAAAACACAACTCACACCAGAAAACTGGTGAGACCACTCACGCTTGGAGAAAGCAATGTCAGATATTATCCCCAATGTCGTCGTTTCGATGCCTTCGCAGTTGTTCACGCTTGCACGCAAATTTCAGGCGGCTAGTAACGGGAAAGTATTCATTGGTAAAATTGACACCGATCCCACCATACCGGAAAACCAAATTCAGGTGTATCTTGAAAACGAAGATGGAACGCACGTTCCCGCAACTCAGCCTCTGATTATTAACCAAGCTGGCTATCCGGTATATAACGGACAAATTGCCAAGTTCGTTACCGTACAAGGCCACTCGATGGCTGTGTATGATTCATACGGCGCGCAGCAATTTTACTTTCCCAACATTTTAAAATATGACCCTGATCAGTTCAGCAAAATCCTTGCTGGTGAAAATGGGTTCACCTTTATTGGAGGCCTGACAGAAAACTACCTTCGCGTCTTCGATAATGTCGCTGAAATGGTAGCGGAAGCATCACTGCCACTTGGGGCTACGGTTAAAACACGCGGATATTACACGATTAATGATGGTGGGGAGGCTGAGTACACAGTAACCAACGCTGCAGCAAA